GGATGTCGTAAATAATCCTTATCATCAGGAGTTTTTACAACTTCTTTAGTATCCTCTCTCATTTTAGCTGCTGCATTGAGTCTAGCTTCTTCAATAGACAGAGCTGCAATCTTTTTATTAGCTGCAACTTGTTTTTGAACATCGCCTGTTTCAATAGCCGATGCTAGTTCTCCTTGAGCAGATTTTAACTGATCAGATACTTTCTCTGAGAAAGCTTTATCGTATTTAGCTTCACTACTTTGAAACTGTTCTTTAACAATTTCAATTTCTCTTTTTGCTCCTTGAGCATAGTCGAGTGCAGCTTTTTCTCTACGTTCAGCCTCTCTCATTTTTCGAGTTAGTTTAGAAATTCTTTTTTGAACTCCTTCGCTATACTCTTCTAGTTTAGTGTCTTCTTTCTTTGGTTCTTCTGTTACTGGTTCTTCTTCCTTCTTTACTTCTTCTACTTTTATTGGTTCTTCCTTCTGTTCCGTTTTTACTGGTTCTTCTGTAGGAGCTTCTTTTACCTGATCATCGGGTAAATCGACTTCTGCTCCGGGCCCACTGGTATCCAATGGAACCATTTTCGAGTCGTCTTTCTTTTCTTCGACCTGTTTTTTTTCTTCTTCTGGCATAGTTTTTTCCTCCTTCTATGTTTAGAATTCGTGGACAATGTCCTCCGGATCCTTAATTGTTGCGATGATCTCATCATCGTTTAGTAATCTAACTTCTCCTCCTTCTATTTTAAAACGCGATCCTGCATAACGAGCGAAGATTACCCAATCACCCTTCTTGCACCATGGACCACGCGGATATCTTTCTTTATCAGAATAACAATCGGGACCCATTGCTAGGACATTCCCTGTGACCGTAGCAAGTTGTTGTCGTTCGATTTGTTCGTCTGAAAAGTAGACTCCTCCTTTAGTTTTTTTCTTCCCTTTAAAAGGAAGAACTAAAATTCTCCAGCCCGTAGGTTGTGGCAACTTGGCTGTTTCTTCTTGGTATTTTGTTTCTAATGCTAATTTAATATTTGGATTTGTTTTTGGGGATGTCGATGATGTTTCCTGTGTTTTTTTCATATTGCTCCTTTTTTTCTAGCAGGTTGGATATCTCCTGTAAGATGGCTTCATAAGCCTTTATTTGACCTACGTTATACTTGTAGGATTCTATATTGTCAACACTTCCAGATGTTATAGATAATGTTAACGCTTCTAATGTTTTTCTAATCTCTGTTCTTAGTCTTAGTACTAAATCTAAGTTCTCCACTTATGCCTTTTTCTTATTCATTTTTCTAAAAGTTTTTGCTAAGTTATATCTTTTAGAACCTGGCGGGCACGTCTTGCTCCCGAATTTTTTACCTGTGCATGGTTTATCTGTACGCATGTTTTTTGTAGCTTTTTGAATCCAGTTCTTATCAGAACCTTTTTTCAGGCCTACACGTCCACCTGTTTTATATTCATTACGAATAGGAATTCCACCGCTAGGATATAAATCCTTATTAGCAGAAAAAAACTTACTCATCCCTTCACCAGGGAATGCTCTGTCGTCTTGGTAACTTTTTCCCATTTTATAATGTCCTTATCTTATTTGACAGCCAACTTTTTTTCCACTCATAACTGCACCAGCTGAACCACCATGTCTTAAACCAACACGACCACCTGTTTTGTAGCCTTTGTTTAGTTCTCCGACAACTCTTTTCTTTTCAGCTCTACGGTTAGGGTTGGACTTCTCAGCATCTATACGACCTACTTCTTCAAGTAGATTTTCTCTTCCAGTATTTGCCATAGTTCCTCCTATTTATCCATTGTTGAAACAGCAGAATAAGCTCTTTTACCCATAGCTTTTTCCATGCCTTTAGACTCATCTCTTCTAGCTTTGAAGCTTTGAGACTTAGTAGACTCTGCTCCATCTCTAGCACCTAATGATTCATCAAGTCTATCATTGTATCCTTGACTTCTTCCACCACTAGCTTTTTTCTCTCTAGAGTATGGGAATCTTGGTTTATAAGGTCTAGTTCCGAAATCGTTTCTCATAGTATCTCCTTATTAACTTAATTAACTAAAAATGGCAATACTTATTTATTAGCCTTAGGTCCGCCATTTTTGAAGACCTGAGTACCTTTAATACCAAAGATTGCAGCAACTACTGTTATCCACAAAGTTTGGAACCAAACTGGTAAATTACCGAAATGTTTAAAGAAGACGTTAATCTTTTCAGTCATCGCCGGATCGTCTGCGAAGACCCCGTAAGCGAGCACAATTATCGGAGCGCTTAATATGATCAAGACAAATTCGTCTTTGTAGTCATTCTGTCGCGCTTCTAACAATTTGCCCTGGTAAGATTCCTCACCACGAGCTTGTCTCTCCGCATGTAAGACTTGTGCATCCGACATTGCTACTTTTGCTCTTTGTTTATTTGCGTAGATTTTAGCTCCTGCTTGTAGAGCCATCTTCGCTAATCCAAACCATGCCATAATTTACTCCTTCAAAAAGTAGGACATATGCGCGTCGCGCGCAATTTTTAGTACCACTTAACTTCTGATTTTTTATCTTTTAACATTCTACGTTGGCCACCAACTTTATTCACAGTTGGTATTCCTTCAGGAATTTTAATCTCAACTCCACCTTTTAAGTATCCGTCTTTATTGACGAACTGCTTTTGGTTGATGCCTTTGTAGAAAGGTTCTTTACCGTCTTTTGCCATAATGCCTCCTTAGCGTTTTGGTCCTTTTAGTGTTTTAACGTCCTTACGTTTCATATTAGCAATGTCCATTTTAACAACATCGGACATATGCTGTTTCGTTAAAGATGTGTCAGCTCGTAGTATAGCTAAATCCTCATTTTGTTCAAGCTTATCATCTTCAATTCCTTCTTTAGAAATTAACTTAGCATTTTCAATGTTTTTACGCTGTTCCATTTCTTGTTGTTTTCTCTCAGTATCCATTGCTTTTAAGTCAACTTCTCTAGATTTAATCTTTAATAACGGATCATGATCGAATTGGGAAGTAATAGTTTTCTCTTCCTTCATGAATTCTTCCATAAATTCTGCGATCAAGACCGCTTTTCTTGCTTCAATCTGCTGAGTCATTTGAACAATCTGTGGCTGTATCTGTTGTGCCATTTGTGGATTCTGATTAGCCATCTGCTGCATCTGCTGAATTTTTTTAATCTCTTCTTTAAATTCCATTTGAACTTGTTCTTGAGCCATTAAAGAAATGTGTTCTAGTATATTCTTTTCAATAGCAGCCATGACGGTAGGATTATTACGAACCATGTTTAAAGCCATAAAATGTAAGTGCGCACTCACGTGTGCTCTATGATCTTGCCCCATATAAGCCTGAAATGGTTTCATTGCTAAAGCATCAATGTGCTCTAACGCTGGATCAATTGGCTGTGGGGGTTTAGGAGGAGGTAACACTTTGTCAATGTCTTTCACTCCTAACGCTGAATACATGGAACGATAACATTCGTATAAGTTATGCAATTGTGGGTTAGACATAGCTAACTGAAGTTCAGTTTGAGCTATACTTATTCGTTGCGTCTGACTAAATATATTAGGATCAGCAACGGGAAGAATATCAACCCTATCGTCAAAATCTGCTGCTTTGATCGTTCTCTGCGCACCCACAACATCATAAGGATATTCTGGGGGTAGATACTGACCAAATATTTTTGCAAGTAATTTGAACTCATCTCTTAAAGACGCATACAATCTTTTGTGGATTGCACTCATCACTCTTGAGCCTCGTTCTAATAAAGCTACAGTCGTTCCAACTGCTGCTTGTTGATTTCCATCACCAACTTGTGTGTCAGCAATAGATGCAAATCTTTGTCCTGCCGCTACAACGGTTCCTAATAATTGGAACAAAACCGGTGAAGGTTCTTTGTAAGGCAGATTCATAAATGAATCTTTTAAATTTCCTCCAGGTGCATCTACGTCTCTCCATTCACCTGGTTGTAAAGGAGACGCATCATCTCTGATTCGAATCCCTCTCATTTTAAATCCGGCTGGTAAATTGGATAATGTACCAGCATCTAATAATTGGCGGAGAGCGACCGTTGCGGTACGACTCAATCCGCCAATCATGTGTATTAATCCGAAACCATAAAATCCTAGTCCAGGCAGAAATTTGAAGTGGACAAAATAATCGATTTTATGTTTGTTTGGATCGTTGGGCGCATAGTTCCTTCTAATAGAAAGAACTGAGCGGCTACCTGCATCGATGGTTACGATGTAAGGTAGTTTGATCCCAGTAGGTTCTCCGGTTTGTGGATTGATGTCTTCGAAGCCCTCTAGGTTCAAATTGGTATGACACTCATAAAGAGTGTAAATATCTTCAGGTTTAGTTTTCTTTTGACCTTCTAATTCTCTTTCCTTTTGTGTTAAAGGATCGTCAAACATTGTAGGGGTTCCCAGACTAATATCTCTGTAGAAACCAGCTACTTGTTGTTTTCTAATTTCATTGCCCGACATTTTAAGGACATGAATAACACATTCAGCATCTTCTAAATTAGTAGCAGAATAAGGAACGAGTAAATCATCCGCTTGTACAAATTCAGAAACCGCTTGTTGTTTGAGTGCATTATAATAAACTTTTTTAAAGGTTGAACCTGCTAGTGGTAAATAGAAAAGCATTTTATCGAAATCTTCATCGTAGCCATGCATTTGATCCATCAGCATATAGTTCATATAATTTTTTACACGTTTTGCTTGTTGATCCTTTTGTGGTGTAGGAACACCTAAGACTTGAGTTCTTACCGGTCCCTCAGCTGGTAATAATTCTTTATAAGCTTGCGCTTGAAATTGCGTAACCGCTTCAGCTAATACAGGATGCGTGGCACCTGATGCTCCATCGAAAGGTTGCGTTCTATTATAATATTTAAATCCTAATAAATCTAAACCTTCTACATAAGTTGTCTCCCATTCCTTACGAGACATTTTATAATCCATATGTTTTTCAAAAAGATCAGAACCTAAAGGTCCTAAAACATTCGCAGGTAAAAGTTCGGCTAAGTTTGCAAAGTGATCATTAGGATCTTGGGGATTAATTTGAGACGGATCAAAATTAACCTCAACACCACCATCTGCTAATTCAGTGACTGCTGGGTTATCTGAAAGTTTTTCCACCCCTTCTACTTCAACGTCAATATCTTCCGCTACACGGTTCTGTCCTGGATCCGCATCTAGCTTTTCAATATTAGGTAAAGCTTTTTCTATGGGTGTATATTTTTTATCTTCTGGTAATTCTGCCATTTTTTCAATCCGTTTGTTTTATAACACCATACTTCTTTAAAGGCAATCCTTGTGGTAAGGGTCCTCTTAAAGGAGGTATAGTTTTCGTTAATCGTTTAGGCTTAAATATAGTATCATAATTCTTCTTATATTGAGCAGTAGATACCCTACTAATACCATCCCATTTTCTGCCATTTTCTCTTTTAGTAGTCATCTAATCCTTCGTCTCTTGCTTGATCAATTGCAGACTGTGCTCTTCCTTCCGCCCAATCAACTTGTTGTTCTCCCTTAGTTAAGCCTTTAATTTCTTTGCCTGTCGCAAACTCTTCCATGCTACGACCATTGCCGCCTAGAATATCGTCTATTGTACCATGAGTCACAATATCCCAATCATAATCGTCAGGGCCTACCATATAAGGAGCTTCATCTACCACTTGAAACTCTCCATTAAAGTAAGTAGGTTTTTGTCCAGGTTCTATTTCCAACCAACGCGGGCCTTCATAACTGACTGACCAATTTCCGTCATATTCATTTTTTCCCGTTATAGTGTAATCATCACCGCTTTTGGTAATTTCCATTCCTGGTAAAAAATCATCGGTGCCTTTAAACGTAGAGATCCCATCTCCTTCATAAATAAGTTTAGGTTGAATCTTTTGAATAAAGAGTGGAAACCATTCAGGCATCTGACTGGTTCCTTTAACCATTGGAATTAATCCATCAGTAGCTTTAGTCACCGGACTTATTTTTAAAACTTTATCTAAACCCATGGCTTTCAAAGCTGCAAAGGTTCCCATAGTTCCAGCCATGGTAATAAAATCTCTTCGACTTTGTCCCGAAGCATCTAAATGATCCATGATCCTTTTATTTAAAGCACTTACTTTTTCAGGCGTCTTAGCCATTGTATTCATAAATTGACCCACCTTTTTAGCTCCATATAAATATCCTAATGGCATCGATACATCAGCCCCTAATTCAAGAAGCCCTCCTAAAGATACCGGAGCATCGGATGATCCTCTTTTTTTCATATTACCGACTTGTTCATCGATTAAAGAATCGAGTCCAACTTTTTCAGACCAACCCCAACCTGGTGAAACATTTTCAATAAAATCTAAACCTTGTTCTTTCCAACCTGGTCCTGTTGCCACGTCATGAATAAACTGACCCGCAGCTCCTGGGAATCGAATTGAAAACTCTGCCGCTTCCATAATTCCTCTTCCTGCTTTATTAAGATAGTAAGGATAATTTCTAACATCGACGATATCTCCTAATCGACCTAATTTATCTTTAACCATATAACCCTCATCGGTTGGAATATTATATTCTATTTGAATTTCTCTTAAGAGTTCTTCGTACGTTTTCTCTTTTGGTTTAGCAGGAGACATACGTGTTCCTTCACGGTACGCGACTCGTGGTACTACACCACCTTGAGCAAAACTGATTTGCCCTGCTTCTCCTACTATAGGAATAGAAGGATTAGGGCCCGGATCAGAATGAATACCTCCTTCAATATATTCTGAAATATCTAATCCCTCATCTTTAAAACCAGCGGCGTCGGTAACCTGTTGTTGCCAGTCATCAAATTGTTGAATTAAGTTTTGTTTATATTGTTCTAATTCTTTAGGTTTTAAATCGGAAATCTTATTGGCTTTAGAATTAATTTTATTAATTCCTCCTAAGAAAAATCTAGGATCTACTTCTGAAACATCCATAACAATATCTGTAAGTTTAATTGTATCCCCTTTTTTTAAATCTAACAGAATTTTACCAATGGTGTTTTGTTGACCTTCTAAATAAGGTTCATGCTTACGTCTCATTTTTTTATTTTTTCCAACTAAATAAACTTCGTTTAACCAGTCGTTAATTCGTTTACGTTTAGCTTTAGCAACAATGTCCGATCCTTTATTAATAGTATTAATTTCTTTTAATAAATCATCGTTTACTTTTTTTCCTTTATTTTTTGTTAAAAAATCATTTAAAGCTTTCATCTGCATTTCATCTTTACCTTGCATGTAAGATAAAATATCATGATTAACGTATTTATCTTGGAATACTAAAGAATTTAATCCATATAATTTTTTTTGATTTTCAGGAATTTTAGCAATCTCAAACCTT